GCCATGCTCGACGCCAACATATGCTTTGTTTTGGCCGTCAAACAAAACCTTCATTTCACTCGTCCTTGTTTAGCTTGTACTTTTCCAGCAGGTTGCGACCTTTTGCTGCCAGCCTTGCTGCTGCACCCGCTGTGCGCGGCACCGGCTCACCCCAAGCATTTGCTGCTAGCGCCAGCCTGGTCGGATCACCGTCATCATCAACCAGCGGCCCACTCGGGTTGGTATAGAACCGAGTCAGGAAAGATCCTTTGCGCCGTGCGCGTTCACCCGATGGTGAAGATTCTTTGACCCCAGGCTGCAGGTTCTTGCTCTCACCGGAGCGCTCAAACTTTCGCCTGCCAGCCTCGGTCAGCCCACCTTCAGGGTCGCGCAGCTGTGGCATTTAGTCTTCCTCTTCCTCGAGCTCTGCCTCGTCCATCATTTCCTTCAGGCCGCGCATTGGCTTCTCTGGCTTCTTGGTGGACATGTACTTCGCAACCTTTTTGCGCAGAGCCGGTGGCAGCTTCGACAGCTCGACCATCCCTTCCTCTTCTCCCTCATACTCTTTTTCGATAGAGATTTCGATCTTCATTTGCTGCCTTTCGCTGCGATCATGTTGTCGATCAGGTTGGGATAGGGTCGGCCTGCCTTCTGAGCTCGACGCATCGCGCTGCGCTTCTCCGAATCGGATAGCTTCTGTGGCTTGCCTAGACCCTTTGGCCTTGGCTTATCCCATACCTCTTTCATCACTTGCCTTTCTTGGACATGCCAGCTTCAGACAACGCAATCGCAACAGCCTGATCACGCGACTTGACCTTGTCACCGCTGGAAGATTTCAGCTTGCCTGCCTTGTACTCGCGCATGACCTTGGAAACCTTGCTCTTCATCTTGTCTTCTTTGTCGTAATGTCCTGGCATGATTAAGTCTCCTGTAGCATTGGTCGGGTTGCGCGTCGGCTCACAGCGCCCAAGCGTGCGGCTTTGCGCTCGCCTACTTCGCGCTTAAAAGCAGATTCTGTTTCTGCTTTTTTGGCAGCAAATTGTGAAGTGTCAAACTCTGCAATGGCTGGCTTAACTGGTGCAGATGGTGCTTTAGGTGCTGTTTCTGTAAATTTTGGAATTGGTTTTTTTTCGTAATAGGTGTATGACTCTTGTGCTGGGTAATAAGTAATAACGCCCGTCGTTGGTTCTAACCACGGCTTGTACGTTGTTCTTGTACCTGTTTTTGCTATTAAAGGATTTTTCGCAATCTCGGCCAGAGTGACGTTATAAGCATCTAGTTTGCTTTGGTATTCAGATTTTTGAGACTCAAATGCTGGCATCAGTTCGGTCTGATACCGTTTCACTTCGGATTCATATGGTGCCATCTTCTCGGCGACCATCTTCTGGTAATCAGCAAAGCTCTGCTGATATTGGCCGGTCATCGACTCAATATTTTTTGAATACTGCTGCGCAAGACGTTCAATGTCTGACATCCTGCGCACCTTCGTGCGCTTTTGATAGAGTGTCTCTGCCATTATTGCAGCCTCATCCCTGGTGAAAACTCAGCCGATGTGATGCCAAGCTCTGGCGTTAGACGCTCTTGCGACAGCAGCGCTCTGCGGCCACCACGGGTGCGAGCTTTCGTCGCAGAGGCTTCAGATGCTGCAGCCTTGCGACGCTCCTCGTCAGCTGCAGCCTGCACTTCTTTGGCCTTCTTCTCCATCTCTAGCTTATTCTCTTGGTACTGGAGCTGCTGCTTCTGGAATTGTTCTCTAGCAGTTAGTGCCTGTTGCTCAAGCGACGCACCCTGCTTGGCGTACTCAGCAGTCTGCCGCGACATTTCCATGCGCATTGCAGCGGCATCAGCGGCTTGCTGCCTTAATGCTTCAGCTTGCTGGCGTTCAGCGGCTCGACGTGCTTTGTTTGCTTCGATTCCTTGATAAACGGTCGAGCCAGCAATTGCCAAAGCTAACCAAGGTATAGCCATGATTACCCCCTATTTACAGAATTACATTGATTCTATTGGGTTTTCAAAAGGTTGCAACCATAAAGCTATATTGCAGATATACCTCATGCAAAAATATCGAAGTCCATCTTCGCCACCGTCAGGCCGGGTGCCTTGCCGCCCAGGCTGTGAACTCTTGTCATGCGGTTATATTCGCCACCACCAAGCATCAGATACCCGAATGAGTCGCCAATGTGCGAGTGTTCGTTCTTGTTGGGCGCATCTCGGAACCGCTCTTGCCCTGCGCCGACCGCCACGCGCTTAAAGTGGTAGCCACCGGCCAAAGCCTTGCGCAGCAGCTTGCAGTTGCGGTTGACGATCAGCCCTGGCTTGCCGTCGATTAAGCGCTGCATGGGCGCTGCAGAGGCTTCTCGGCGCACCTTGAAGTCGTTGCTGGCAGTGGGTTGAGCCTTTAGCCCCAGTGTGCGCAGGAAATCAAACGCTGTCACCTCATAGATGGCATCACGCGCCATGCCGGCGGGGTCGCCCCAAATCATTACCTGGTGCTGCGGGTATCGCGCATTGAGCTCGGCTAGTAGTTGCATACCAAATCGCTCCAAACCCATGTCGAAGGTTACGATCTCGTGGTGGATTACCCAGCGGCCATTGGGTAGACGCTGGCCAATGGTGGCAGCTGGAGTCAATCCGAAGTCGAGCCCGACCTGAATCGGCACATCAAGCGACAGTTCGGTTTCGCCTGACATGGTGGAATCATCATATTCAGGCCAAACGGGTCGGCCTTCTTGGACGTAGGTGTACAGACCGCCTGCGTAGCACTTGATCCAATCCAAGTTCTTACCCAGCAGCATCTGTTGGTAGTAGCCGCCGGGCAGGTTGTTGACGTTCTCGGCCTTGGGGTTGACCTTCCACCACTTGCCGGCAGCGAATATATGGTCGTTAGCCTCGGGATTATCGGGCAGGTGTTCAGGGTCGACCTCGATCACGCCACCAGGCTGCTGCCAAAACTTCCAAGCGTACTGGCCGGTCATCTTTTCCTTGACGGCCATCTTGTGCCACCAGTGATCGTCATCAGTTGGGTTGGTATCCATCCAGATACCGTGCCATGTAGCACCGCCATCGCGCTTAGTTGGGTAGCGGCCAACCCGGTGGGTTAGGCCATCAATCACCGCCTTGGGCAGCTCTCGCGCTTCGTTGACCCACGCACCAGTGAGCTCAAGCGACAGCAGCTTTCTAACGTCTTTTGGCTGGTCTAGCGCCAAGAAAATGACTTCCATATCGATGCCGGCAGCCTCACCGCGGGCTGGCAGTCGGATATGGTGGGTGATTGGTGGCGTGTGCATCATCGGCCCGAAGGTCGATTCGGGGAACAGGTCGAGCCAGGTCTTGATGGTGGTGGTTTTCAGCATCGGGTAGCTGTTTCGCACCACCGCCCAGCGCGAATATCGGATGTTGTCAATCGGGCTTGGCTTCTGTTGAATCGCCTTCTTGAAGATCTTTGCCGCGCAACCGTAGCTCTTGCCGGAACCCACCGGCCCCATCACGCCCTGGACGAAGGCGTTGCTCTGGAAGAAGTCGTAGATTACCGGGCTCTCGCTGAAGTCGAACCTCAAACCCTCGCTCGACACCGTCTTGCTGGACTGCTCTTTCGTTTTTGCCACGTTTCCTCCAAAGACTCATTATTCGCCAGACGTTGGCGCGACCACGTTGACATCAATCACGCTAGGCTTGTCGTTCTCGTCAGGGTTGTCCAGCAGGCCAGAAGCCTTGGCCAGCAGCCGCAAGACACCCACCTTATCGTACAGCTCGATGTCCAAGAAACTGTTGCCTTCCTTGTCGGTTCTGACCGATACCTTCTTAATCGCCTGCAAGGCGTGTTCAGGGATCTGGTGCGCAGCCTTAACCTTGACCTGGCCGTCCTCATCCCAAGTCATAATGTCCGTGATCTTGGTGTTGGCCATGCACAGCAAGGCATAAGACACGGCCTCACGGTTCTGGATCAGGGTGTTTGAGCGCTCCAACCGGCGCTGGATCGAGCGAGTACCACCCCAGTTGGTCAGAGGCGGTACTACGTTGGATTGTTTCTTTGCAGCCATCAGAAAGGTATCTCTTCGTCAGCCTGCGGCTGGTAGCCATTACCCTTGGCCTGGTTGTGCGTAGACAGCGGCGGCGCACCAATCGACTTCACCTTGCCGATCTTGATCTTGAAGTACTGCTCACCCGCCTTAGTGGTCGCAGGATTCAAGTCAAGGTAATGCACCGTGCCATCCGGCAACATTACGTCACCACGGAAAGCAGCGTGCCAGTCCTCCTTCTTTTCCTTGTTGATAAACGCACTGCCAAAGTTTGGCTTATGTTCCCATCCCATAATTATCAATCTCCTAAGTTGTTGCAAAAAACCCACCAGACAAAAAAGTGGGGAAAAATTGTGACGGACACCCGCTAGCGCTCATGACGGGGGAGGGGGCAAAGGGTGCCTTTTTGACAACGGATGATGCCAGATCGATAACGCAATCGATCCTGCAGCCAGGTCGTGCTGGCATCGCTTCAACGCAGACACGTCGTTACCCCCCCCTGCCTTCCAGACACGTCAAAACACCATACGTTCGTTTGGTCTTTGGACACTTTGGATTACAGCCCTTCTGAGCCGTTTTCCATGCGTACCCATGTCTGCCTATTACCCGCACCCTGATCGCGCCTTGTAGGCACCTTAGAACGCGTTTAAATGCCATGTCGCGCTGTCAGTTCATCCGATTGCAGCATGATCAGGTCGTTAGCCAGCATCGCGCCATCGGTCGGCAAGGGCAAACCTTCAGCTGCATAGCGTTCTGACAACTTATCCATCAGTGTTTCCAGTTCTGCAACTGTTGTTTCATTTGCAATATGTTGAATTGATTCTTGGTTGCTTAAAACATTAAAACCTTTATTTAAAAATAACCTTAATACTTTATCTATACTTATGTTTTCTGTGTTTAACGCAACCTCAGGTTTACACATAGGTTGCACATTAGTGCCTACTTTTTCATCACCATATGCAACCTCAGGTTGCGCATTGGAAGCCTGTGATTGCTTCTTTTTGGCGATCTGTTCTTTCATCTTGGCAACGGTTACGGTGTCTCCCTTTGGCATTTGATACTCCTTCGGTGGTTGTTGAACTGGCTTAATTACTCCGTTGATCATGTCCTGGATGCGTTTGAGTCCTTCTGGATCTGGTGTCATCTCTTTCATCTCTTTTTCCTTAATGTGCGGTGGTCTGGTGTCCTCATGCCTGCTGGTGACTGCGATGGCTGTCTCAAGGTCAATGCTTGCATCGTAGATAACTCTGACGGTGTCTGGCCTAACGCCTCGCCAGTGCTTTGACACTACCTCAAGGTAGCCTTGCGCCTTCAGCTTGGTGATGTGCTTAGACACTGCCTGTCGGCTGACTCCAGCGTCTTTGGCCAACCTTGCCTGGCTAACCCAAGTCACGCCAGCTCGGTTGCAATAGCTGCAGATCAGGGCAAGCGTCTTGACCATCCCATCAGTCACGGCGCGATCAGTCAGCGCTCGAATCGGGATGACCGCCAGCTTGCGCTGGTCTGGCATCGGTTCCTTCTCGCGGATCTTAGGCTTCTTGGGCAGTGCGAACGGCACCACGTTGTCAGGCATCGGGCTCAATCCTCATCCCCAGCAATCAGGCCGACCCATGCCGTCATCCAAACCGCAATCGCCACCAATCCGATCAGACC